CTCGGGCGACTTCGCCGCCTCGCCGTCAGAGAGCGACGCGCTGGCCTGCTCGATGACCGGTCGCAGCTTTGCCGCGCGCTGCGGCGTGATGCTCTGGCCGACCAGCGCCGTGATGGTCGCCTCCGAAAGCTCGGATTCCGTGGGCTTGCCCATCTTAATGCTGACCGTGCCGTCGCGGTGGTCAGTGATGTCGCCAGCAAGACTGTACTCGCTGTTGTCGTACTCGTTGACGACCTCTTTGGTCTCGCCCGTGGGCTGGCCCTGCTCGTCCAGCACGTCCACCATGTCGCGCTGGACGATGCTCCATGGGGTATTGTCAGGCAGCAGTGCCGCCGCCTCGTCGTGGGTCATGGTGAGGTAGATGGTCTTGGTGTCGCGGGCTCCCCAGCTGCGGTCAGCGCGGTCGCCGGTGACCGTAGCTGGGTATTCTGTGTTGTTGACTTTGATGTATGTTGCCATGTAATCACTCCTTTAGTTTAGTTGATCGTAAAGTCGATCTTGGAGAGGTCGATTTGGAAGGCAGGGCGGGCGACGTATGAAGGTTTGCTACTTGAGCCTATCACTTGAGCTATTTGCTTATAAAACCCGGCTATCTGCCACACGCTCGGACTTGAATCTTGGGCGGCTGATCGGAGCCACATATAGATAAAGCCCGGGGCAGTAGTGTTCCAGAAAAGAGTAACAAGGTCATCACCAGAAAACTTGCCAGATGTATTCGAGCTTACGCTTCCGGCTGTGCCACCGAAGTATTCTTCTATATCCTCAATGTCTAATGCATAGATATTTCTCTCATACAAGATAGCACTTTTTAAGGATTTTGAGTTGTTACTGACTAATGTTTTTAGGGACAATTGCCGCTTTGGCATTGCTGCTTAATGTGTTGTACCATGTGGTATTTAGATATGAATCCAGTGGACTTCCGGCGTATATATTGCTCCCATTGAGATCACTAATGAAAGATGAAGAAAGCCCATCCCACATCCCCAACACTTCCACCGTCGTCCCATTCACGATTTTCAATACCCTGCACAGCCTGTCTGTGCCGTCCAGATTCATCGTGATGAGATCGCCCTTGACCGGCATGACCAGTGGCTCAGGGAACGTGATGTCATACCCCGTCCCGCCGATAAGCGTCCTGCCCTTGAGGATGTTGTATACCGTGCCGTTGACGAGGCACTTCCCGCCCTTCATGTCGTAGACCGTGCCGTTGACTCTCGTTTTGTGTGCCATGTTGCCTCCTTAGCCGTACACCCAGTTGATAGCGTAGTTCTCGGTCGGCGTGGTCTCCGTTGCAACCAGCGTTTGCTTGACGATGTTACCGCTTGCGATATAGTCGCTTCCGCGCGACGCCGCCGCCAGCCCGCCCGAGCCGTTGCCCTTGATGAGTTTGGTGGTGGAGGGGACTGTCGGCACGCTCACCGTGACCGCACCCGTCTTACCATTGACCGACGTGACGGGATATGGAGGCGGATTGTTCTTACTGTACTGCTTGACGTTGTCCACATTGCCGAGGCCGACCTCGCTCTTGCTGTAGTTTGGCTTGGTCTTCGCCTTTGCCCATTCGGGCACGGTCGGGTCGGTCTCCGTGTAGCTCTGCAAAGCGCTGTCCGCCTTGCCCAAACTCGTCTGCACATCCGACGCAAGGTCAGATTTGGCGACCGTGCTCTTAAAGGCCAAGCTCCCCAAATCGCCGAACCATTTTGCGATTTTGCCAAACAGCACGGAGAGCTTCTCGCCCGTCGCAATGTTCGAGCGGGTAGTCGCCGCAGTGAACGCCGCCGTGACGTTACTGCCGTCGCCGGTCTTGTCCAGCTTACCGGAAATGTCCTGGTGCTGTGTCAGATAGCCACTGTCGTTTTTAAGCTGCGAGGTTTTTGTCGGAATCAGCCCGCGAATGTAAGAATGCGCCGTCTTGCTCTCGTTGTGCGCCTTGATTTGTGCGGACACATCCGGCGTAGGGATTGCCCCGATAGCGTCATCCACATACTTAAACACGTCCTGATGCTTGCCTTGCGGGTCGTAGACGCTTGCGAGCATATCGCCAGCGCCTTGCCCGTTCGCACCGTTATAGACCTCGAAGTCAAACGTCGTGCCGTCCGTCAGTGTGATGGTATAGACGTCGCTCGTGCCGGGGGCGTGTGTGCCGTTCTTGAGCGCGATGCCGGAAATGCCGTTGCCGGGTGCACCCCGCGGGCCGGGAGCGCCAGTGCCGCCGCGCGGCAAGCCGAAGGCCAGCTTATAAACATTGTCCACAAGGGACTTGCTCACCGTCGCGGGCTTGCCTGTCTCAAGCGTGACCGCCTCGACGATCATGTTGACGATGGCGTCGCGCGCCGCCTGAGCATCGGTCTTTGCCGTCTCCGCCGCAGACTTGGCAGAAGCCGCGTCCTCGGCGCTCTGAGCGGCCTGTGACGCTTTCTGCCCCGCAGCGGTCGAACTACTCGCCGCAGCGTCTTTTGCGCTCTCAGCGGCCTCCTGTGCCGATTCCGCTGCCGTCTTAGCGGCCTGTGCTCCGGTCTGCGCACTCTCCGCTGCTTTCTGTGCGTTGGCAGCAGCGGTCTGTGCGTTCTTTGCCGCCGTCTCCGACTTCGCGGCATTGGTCGCCGCCGTCTGCGCGGCCTGTACCTTTTCGTCGACGCCGGTCGCAGATACAGCAGCAGCCGCCGCAGAAGATGCCGCCGCCTTTGCGGAAGCATCCGCCGCAGCAACCTTGTCGTCGATGCCCTGTGCAGCGCCCGCGGCCTTTTCAGCCGATGCAGCCGCCGCATCAGCCGATGCCTTGGCGCTGTCAGCGTATTCCTTTACGCCCTGCACCTCTGCCGCGACGGAATCCTTGGCATACTGCACGACCTGACTGCCTTTCAGCTTTTTCGCCTCGCCGCTCTGCTCAAGCACAAACAGGTCTTCGTTGGTAATCTGTAACGCTTGCGTGAGGTCAGAAATTGCTTTATCAACAATTGCTTTATCAGCCATCAGTTACCTCGCTTTCATTCTTGAGCTTCGGTTTGCACTCTTTAGTGGGTGGCTCTGCGGGGACGTGCGCCGCCTGTTGGTCAAGTCGCTCGAGGATCGCATATGCCTGCCGCAGCTCTCCCTTGACCTTTGCCATCTTCTCCGCGTCGTTCGCGGAGATCATCACCAAGGACAGCGTATTAAATGCGCTGTCAAGGATCTGCATTGCCTGCTTTTTCATAGTGCCTCCTTATCCCGACTCCCACCAAGAGTCGGTGTAGATTTCTGCGTTGTAGGGTCTCCACGTGTCCGTGTAGATGTATGGCGTATACGCTCGCCACATATCCGTGTAGATGTACACAGCGCCGCCCGTAGTGCCGCCGCCCTCTGTGGTAAACGATCCGCTGTCGGAATAGCTGGTCTCCACCCATTGATTGAGGTTGGTGTCCCAATAGCAGAGCACTGCCTCCCAATCGTAGGTTTTGCCGGGAGTAAGTCCGTCGAACGAATCCGTAAACGTGTTGTTCGCGCCGGAATCCTCGTTCGAAGTCAAGTAATACCCGTACCCCAGAATGCCGGTCACGTAGATTGCACGTGCTCGGTCGTGGTAGCTGTCTCCGTAAAACGTGCCGTTGAGAACGGCTGTCGTCGACCCCGTCGCCGTAACGCTGACGCTAAAACTTGCCATGCGTCACCTCACTGACGGAGGAAAAACAGTTTTCCCCAGCTACCGGCCGGTAAGCTATTTCCGTACATCTGGCTGCCGATATACAGCTCGCCGCCTCCGAGCGACACAATATTGTTGGACAGCGTGATAAATCCACCGTAGGGGCCGCTGGCTTTTAGGTATACATTGGTCGCCGATTCCAGCTTGATACCGCCGTAGAGGGTTTTGATGCCGATACCGTAGTCAACGTTCGTCTCGACAAGCGAAATTTCGCCCACTTTGGTATTGCTGTTTGCCAGCAGTTCCACCGTCTGACCTCGTAACTTTTCCGCCGTGATGCTCGTCCCGTCGATGTACGTTGCGATAGCATTGTCGACCTCGTTTGCGCTCAGACCCGCGTTGGTGTCAACATAGTTTTTTGTCGCATAGTTCGAGCCGTCCTTGAGATCGCCGACGCGGATGCTGCCGGTCTGGATTTTGTCGGCCGTCAGCGTACCCGTGATATTCGCCGCATCGACGTACAGATTGTCCGTCTTGATGCTGCTGCCGTTAATTTTGGTCGTGCCGCTCGCGTCCGTCACCGTCAGGCCTTCCAGCGTGGTCTTGACCTCGGTATACTTGCCGTCGATGCCCTCGACTTTGAGCATGATCTCCTCGCTGGTCTTGGTGATGAGCGACCGTGTCTTTGCCATATTGCGCTCGATCTGCCGCTGCGTCGGTGATTTATACGGATACTCGTCGTCCAGCTCGTCCGCATCCGGCGCGGAGATGTCCGGCGCGAGCATCGGGTCAAACGTCATGTCCATCGCAATAAGCGGCACATAAAACCCGTCTACCATCACCGCGTCACCAAGCTCCACCGCAGGGTCAAGCAGCGCCTTTCGGCCCTCGTATCCAATGTGCTTGTAGCCGGAGACTTTGGCGAGGATTGCCGCCGCCATCGCATTTGTGCCGTCCGGATGCAAGGCCGTCAGCGTCCGCCCGGTGTCCGATCCGGACACGCCGACCACATCGCCGTTTTCGTCGAGCAGCTCGACCTTGGTAATGGGTTTCGACGCAATGCCGGGGGAAAACTCCGCCAGCCGCCGCCCTAAATAGGTTTTGTCCATGTTGCCCTCCTTACACGAGGATACGCACGCCGCCAAAGGTGATGGCGCTGCCGCCCTCCGTCACCAGATAATTGGTTTCTTTCGGCATGGAGTTGAGACCTACCAGCAGCAGCTTCCCGTCGTCCGTGATGATCCAGTTCCCCGCGTTGGCGACCGCAATACGCCCCAGCGCCTCACGCATCGTCATATCGCCCTCGCTGTCCACAGGATATTGCATCGGGAACGCCGCATCCAATACCGTGCGGCTGTCCACTGCCACCCCCATGCGCGCCGCGATATCCGCGACCGCCGTCGCCGCCGGCATCGGCCATGTCTCCGCGTCATAGCTGCTGTCGAGCCACGTCTCCTCGGCTTTGAGCATCGCATCATACCCGTGCACACTCAAGATGCCCGTTTTTCTGTCGGTTTTTCGCGTTGCGAAATGGAAAACGCCTTTCGGGATCCACTCGCTTTTCTGCTCTCCTGATACAAGCCTCGCGTAAACCTCAATTTTTGCCTGCCGGGGGATATCGCTCTTCGGCAAAATTTCGAAATCGATTTGCCGTGCAGAGCAGTTTCCAATGCCAAAGGCGGAGTACAGCCCACCATAGACACGCAGACTGTCCATAACGATATCTGCTTGGCTGTACTCCACCCCCGCAATGCTTAATTTGGTTTCTACGCGATGATTCTTGTCGGCAAGCAGTGATAAGTACAAATTACTTACACTGTGCATTAGATTTCCCTCAACTGTATCTCTCCACCCTTATACCTGCGTTTACCGTCGACAGACACAAGCGCAAATGCCGCGTCCAGATTGCTCGTCACGCGCATCGATTTTACCAAGTCTGTCTTGGTATATGGGTCGGAAAATGTCACCTCAACGGTCGATGCGTGCAGCGCGTTGCAATAAGCCGTCGCCTCGTCCTCCGTCATGGGGAAGAGGGAGAATGACACAACATATCGGTCTTTGCTTCGCGCCGCGTGTTCCTCGTCATCCATCGTCACGATGATTTTGCTATAGCTCACTTCCCGCTGCACAGAGTATGTGGAGAGCCTGCTATGCACGTCAAGCGTGCCGATTTTCAGCGTAATATCCATCCATCACACCCCCATAGCGCGCTGCATCTGCCTATTGTACTTATAGGCCGTCTCGCCGATTACCTTCCCGTCAAGCACGGACTGCACAACGATGTGGATATCGCCGCCCATGCCGCCGAGGGAAGATAGCGCGCTGCGCATCCGACCGCCGAAAGATTGCTCCGCGCCGATCTGTGCCGTGCCGAATTCCAGTCCGCCAGTAATGCCGCGTTTAATGCTGTCGTATTCGTTGTCCCAACCTTCGCTAAGGCCCAGCGCCATATTCTCGCCGATCCCCGCAAACACGCGGGACGGGGAATGGATCCCCAACTTGCTTTTTACGCCTGAAACGATTCCAGAAAAGAAACTCCCGACTTTATTCTTGATCCAGCTACCCATTGCCTTGATACCTTCCCACAGCCCCTTCACGATCTGTTTGCCGACATCTACGATGTCGGGAAGCGAGGAAACGAAGGTCTTTACAATGGTCGCCATCATGTCAAGCACCGACCGAACGATCTGCGGCAAATTCTTGGCAAGGCCGCTGACGATTGCCAACACCATCTTCATGCCCAGCTCAATGACCTGCGGAAGTTTTTCGACGGCATAGCCGACGAATTTTTCGATCATTTCAGGGCCTTTTTCCTGCACCACAACGCCGATGTTTTCAAGGATTTTCTCAACGACCGGCAAGAGATTTTCCGCCACCGTCACAGTGCTGCCCAAAAGGTTTGTAATGAGTTCCGCCATGTCGGCGTTTTCATCGCCCAGTCCTGTGATAAAGTTGTCATACGCGGCTTTCATCGACGCGATAGAGCCTTGAATCGTCGTGCTGGCTTCCAGCTGCGTCGTGCCTGTAATACCCATCTCCGTTTGCACGGTATGGATAGCGTCAACGATATCCGCGTAGCTACTGATGGTGTAATTGGTGTAGTTGCCCTGTGCGGCATTCAGAGCATTTGCATCGTCCAAAAGACGCTGCATTTCTTCCTTTGTGCCGCCGTAACCCAGCTTTAGGTTGTCCAGCATGGTGTAGTTCTGCTTGGCAAAGCCCTGATAGGCGTTCTGGATGGATTGCATGTCCGTGCCCATCTTATTTGCGTTGTCCGACATGTCGGTAATGGCCAGATTTGCCTTTTCCGCTGCCGCATCCGTGTCGTTGCCCATCGATTGCAGCAGAGACGCGGAAAACGCCGTCACGGTGGTCATGTACTCGTTGGCGCTCATGCCCGCCGTCTGGTATGCGTTCGCGGCGTACTGCATCACGGTATCGGCAGAAGACTTGAAAAGCGTTTCCACGCCGCCAACCAGCTGCTCATACTCACCGTAGCTTTGAATTGCTGCCTCGCCAATGTTTTTTACCGCGCCTGCAACAGCTTTCACGCCAGCAACAATGGCTTGCCCTGCAATATTGGCTTTTAGCACGTCGCCAAAGCTCAATGCCTTTTCTTTGGTATCCCCGAGGTTTTTATCTACTTCGCTCGTGTCTACGCTGATTTTGACAAAAAGGTCTAATAAATTCATGTTCTCACCACGCTTTTTTGGTGTTTTTGGTGAAAAGCCCTTGAAAAGTCAAGGCTTATGTACTACAATTTCAGAAAAGGAGGTTTTTGCCATGATTAATTTCAACAAAGATTCCGCATTTGACTTAAAGCCTATTCCCATTGCCGAAGTCCGCGACGAGGTCAACGGTCTTTTGATCGCGGGCGAAGAGATTGCCTGCGCGTTTAAAACGATCCGCGACCAGCTTATCTTCACCAACAAGCGCATCATTTCCGTTGACGTGCAGGGCATCACCGGAAAACGGAAATCGTTCAGCTCCATGCCCTTTTCCAAGGTGCAGTTCTTCGCTATCCAGACACCCGGACTTGTTGAGCTGATCCCCGACAGCGAGCTTGTCCTGACGTTCTCCAATGGCTTTACCGCCAAATTTGAGTTCAAAGGCGATACCGACATCGGGAAGATTGGCCGCATAATCTCGGAATACGTCCTCAAATAACGCCTATCCCTCCGCCGCCCCGTCAGGGGCGGCTTTTTTTATCGTCAGCCCGCACCGCGCGGCTACATCGGCGGTAATCTCTTCGCACGTTCTGTTGTCCTGCTTTTTCGGCTCAATAATGTCCGCGTATCGCGCCTTGATGTAGTTCCCGCCCGCGTATCGTGCCGTGTTTTCGGCCACAATGCGCAGCGCGTCCGTCACATAGATGCGGTACGCCTCGATTTTCGCTCTCTCATTGAGCCGTGCCACACAGTACCGCAGGAACGGCTTTACTTGTTTTCGTCCTCGGTATTCTCCTGCGCAGAGCCAGAGGATTTCCCGCTCTGCGCTGAGAGAAAAAGCGCGGTAAACGCATCGTCGGTCAAAAGCTCCGTTGCGTCTCGCATCAGCTTGACGAGATTCAGCGCGCCCTTGTAGCTCTCCGCGCTCACGCCCTCAATAGAGGCAAGAATGGCGATGATGTCGCTTTTGTGGTTTTTGAGCAGCGCAGGGAGCGCTTTTCGCGCCCTCTGCGTCGCAAACTGCTTCACCGTCATGCCCTCCGGCAGCTTTTCCCGTCGGAACATTGCGGAAGCCTGTTCGTCCTCCGCAATGTTAGCAATCGGGTCGATGATATCTGCGATGACGTCAAAGACGCGCTCGCCCTGAATATCGGAAAGTTTCATTTACGCCTCCGCCGTACCGGCCTTGATGTAGATTTCAAACGGGACCTTGTCCTGCGCGCTCATGGAATAGTGCGCCGTATACCCAAAGGCAAACTGGCCCTTGCCTTTGTCCGCCGTTTGAAGCTGGAATCCGCCGGTGGACAGCGCATCCATCAGGTGGATTGCGATAAAGCCACCATTTGCGTCTCCGTTCTTGTCGGAGTAATCGCCTACCAGCCAGATATCCGCGAAATCCTTTTCAAGCACATCGTTTCTCGGCGTTACTTTCGTGGTGTCGCTGCTGTCAATGTCCGCAGCGCCGCACAGGCTTTTTGCAACGGCGGTATCGGCGCTGACAAACGTACCGCTCGCCTTTGCCTCCCACGAATCGAGCTTTTTCAGTTCCTTCGTGTTCTTGGGGCAGTTGTCAATGTCCTCGCCATAGTCCGAGTATTCCGGAGTCGCCGAGAAGTTGACGCCGCCGGTCGTCGCACCGATCTGCCCCGCCTCGCCGATGGTGCCAGTTGCAGGCGTGAAGTCGGTCGTCAAAACACCGGCGTTGATTTGCAATTTCTGAAATGTATCAACAGGAATTTTGGTAAATTTCATGTCGTTGTCCTTTCATCAGTTTTGCGACAGGTATTCAACGGTAAGATTGAGATACCGCCGCTTGATGTTCTTGTCGCTCTCGTCCGTGATGTTCTGGCACCACGGGGAGCCACGCGTGATCCACATCGCGCCGCCATCGTAAAAGACAAACGTTCCACCCATGCCGATGGCGTCGGCGATCTCCTGCGCCTTCGCGTTGGGTACTGCTTCGCTCTCGGTGTAGTACCAGAGGTTGACCGTCAGCGCGATTTTGCCGCTCTCCCATGATCCGGTGATCAGCTCATATGTCAGCCACGGGAACACCGCATCTTCCGGCACATTTGAGGTGGGATATGCCGGGAGAAATTGGGAAAACCACGCGTGGAGCGCCTTGTCCTTTGTCATTTCGGCAGCTCCTTTCGCTCCGCGGTAAAGAATTTTAGTGCCTTAATGATCGCACCCGCAGACCTCGGCGCGGCCTTTTCCTCGGGATTCGAGGTCACGCGGTAAGTGTTGCCGGTGGACGTGTCGCGGAAATAGTCGTTATACTCGATGGGAACAGTCTTGTTGACCAGTGCGGAATATACCGAGGTCACGCCCTCCTTTTCCGCCCTGCGGGCTTCCATCGAGGTGTCAAGCGCCTGATAGTTGAGAAATTCCGCGCCTTCGGCCCACGCAACGATGTAGCCGCCTGCGCCGTCCGGCGTTCGCGTCTTTTCCATCAGCACGCATTTGCTTGCAAAATCGTCCAGTAAACTCATGGTTCCACCCCCTTGAGCTTTCGCCAGTCGTTTAACCGGCCTCTAAAAGCGTCCTGCCAGCCGTTTAACGTGCCGCTGTCGTTTCCTGCGCTGCGTTTGGTGTAAGAGTAGCCCCCGAAGCTCTCGCTTTGATACGGGCTTGCAACGGCCTCCCCGTTCTTTTCCTGCCACGCCTCGATCTCAACCGAAAGATCGATTACGGATTTCGGAACGGCAAGCGCCCACACAGAGCCGGTAAACGTCTCGTCCGTTAAATCGACCGCCGGATATTGATGCAAACCGTCGTTAAACACAGAGCCGACGATGCGGAAATATTGATTTGTCAGGAGAAAGGGCAGCGTAATGCTGCCATTCTCCACGGTGAACGTGCCCTCATGGATCTCCACAAGGAACCAGTTGTTCAAGTGCCGCAAGACCTGTTCAAGCATTACGCCGCCCTCCTATCAGGTTTTTGCCGTTACGTCAGCGCTGCCGGACTTGAGCGCATGATAGTTGCCGTCGCACTCAACAACGGTCACCTTCTGGCCGGTCGCAATGGTCAGGTCGCTCTTGCCGTCCCAATCGTTCCAACCGGCGACGTTGTCGCCGTAAGCGACGGTCGCGGCAGAGGCGCCGGACGTGTACTTATACTTGTTGCCCGCAGCGGCCTTTGCCGGAGACACGGTCAGCTTGGTATCGCCGCTCTTGGAGCCAGCGGCGGAGGTAACCGTCAAAGAGCCGAGCGTGCCGTTGTCGATGGTGCCAACGACCACGCCGTCAATGCGCTCAGCAAACAGCTCCATGCCGTTGATGACGGTGTCCGATGCGGTCATGTTGGTGTAATCAGGCTCCTCATGGATGCCGATGTAGCCGGTCGCGTCGGTGGTAAAGGTGAAGACCTCCTGCAGATCGGCGCCGTTGACGGGGATGTAGTAAAGGACAATGTTGTCCTTTGCCGTGGCGTAAATCTTACCCTTGGGGACGCTGGCGTTCATGATGAGCGTGCCGAGGCCGAGGAAGTTCTCGACGTAGCTCATGCCGAATGCGGTCTGCACGGTAATGTTGGCCGTAGACAGGTAATCCGCAACGTCCAGTGGATTCATAAAGTAGACCGCGCCGATCTCATCGTCCTCGAAAAGGACCTGAAGATTGCCCCACGCCTGCGCAAGAACAGTCTGGAAGTTCTTACCGCTCACCGCTCCGGTGCCGGTCGAGAGGAAGTCAAAGAAGCTCTTGCGGATGCCCTTCTGCACGTCCTTGAGCATTTCGTCGGTGGTCATCTCCACCGCCTGATCGTAGCCGCGGTCGGTGATCGCCTCGGCAGAGGTGGCCTTGCGCCACTTCTTGAGCGTGATCTCCTTGTAGTTCACGGCCTCGGTCTTGTAGTGGGAAAGGGGGATGGTGTCACCCTCGGCCACAACGCCGCTTTCGAGCGTGCCGGTCGCCTTGTAGCTCTTAAGCACAGTGCCCGCCTGCTTGGCGATCTTGCGGGTCACGCCGAGGGCCTCCATCAGCTTCTTGATGGAGTAACCGAACATTTCGGTAAATTCGATCTCGCGCACGCGGGCGAGGTCATTTTTCTTGATCAAATTAGTTTCAGCAGCCATAATTAGCCTCCGTTCTTATTTTCAAAAAGATTGATGTTTGCAGCGATCGCCGCGCGGCGCTCCGCTCTGTCTTTGATCTGCATGATCTGATCTTTGGTCATTGCGCCGCCGCCGGTATTCGCCGGGGGAGTGGCGGGATTCGCGCCCTTTGTCTGCGTGGTGGAGACAAGCCCCTTGTAGGTGCCGTCTACGAGCGCATCAAGAGACTTGGTGTCCTTGATCTTTTCGCCGTCCAGCTCCAATGCGGCCATTTCTTCGCCGCAGCCGCGCATAGCAAGGTCGAGATTCGCGCCGGTGATGTTTTTGCTTTCAAAGTAAGCACGGACGGCCTTTTCCTTTGCCGCCTTGCTCTCCTTTGCCGTGACGTCGGATTTGTAAGTTTCAAAGGCCGAGCGTTCCTTCTCGTACTTTTCCTTATAGCCGCCGTCACCCGCTGCCTTGAGGTTGTCCAATTCCTTCTGGACGCCGGGCAGCTTCTCCGCGTCCGCCTTGTACTTCGTGAGATCGTCCTTGAGGGGGTCGACCACGCCCAGATGCAGCGCAACCAAGCGATTTTCGATCTCTTCGGTGCAAGCCTCGCCGAGAATATTCCTGATTTCCGCTCTCGTAAATTTCGCCATGTTATTCGTTCTCCTTTTCCTTGGCCCCAATTCTTCGGGGGCGAACGTTGTATAAAAACCGCTGTGCCTCGCGGGTTTTACCGAAAATAAAAGAGCCAACCTGTAAGAAATCCTTACAAGTTGGCTCCTATTGCCCTTTCCCGCGCCCTATTACGCGGAAGTTGAATATTTGATTGTCTTTTTTACCTCTAATACGATATACCCGTCGCCCTTGCGCCGGATCTCCGCGTCATTGCCGCGCCGTATAATGGCCTCGATGGCCTTGATGGTCTCGTTATCCATTTTTCAGCTCGCTTTCCAGAATGTCCCGATACTGGCCCACATGGTCGGCGGCAGCTGGTTTCAGAAACGGCTGTGCCTTGTTGCCGCGCGTGTAATGCCAGTTGCCCCTTGCGTCCTGATACACCCACGGTGTAGGCCGTCCGCCGCCGCCCTCGGCGTAAATGCCCGTGCCAAGCTCAACGTAAACGGCATACTCATTGTTCGTGCCGATGATTACCGCCGGTTCCTGCTCGTCTACTACATGGGTAATGCTGTTGCGCAGATTGCCGGTGTCAACGGGGCACAGCTTTTTCGCATATCCCTCTGCCACCAGCCCGCACTTTTCCAGTCCCCGCAGCAGAGCCGCCTTGATTTCGGCGGAAACCTCAGCACTGTGGTCTTGAACTTCAATGTTCATTTTTGAGCACCTTTAAGCATCTTTCCCATTCATCGTGCTTCCCCGATGTCGGCTTCTGCTCAATCAAAACAAGGATAAGAATATTCCATTGCTTTATATGATCTTCATGCGTGGCATTGCTTTCAAGAAAAGCTAATGTTTGCTTCATTGGATAAAGTTCCGCCCTTGCAATGAACGATTCCGCAAACGCACGAGCGCAGCCGCGCCTTTCGCACTCGGCATACACTTTTCCCATGCGATTCTCTTCTTGTGCTTTAAGCTTTTCTCTTATCCCTTGAATATTACTCATCATCCATCACCATTTTTATGTAATAGCGGTACTCTCCCATAATTTCTTCATTATTTTGTTTGTTTAAACCTTCGCGGACTTCCTTGATTGTAAATGTTGCCCCGCGTTTTAACAAAAACTCATATTCTGTGTCTTGGAATTGTCCAGCCAACTGATTGACATACGCCCCGCGTCCTACGCCAGCCGGGATTTCAATGTCAAATATCGTCGGCTTTGCAGTAGCAACGCCATTTCCTTGAACAACAGTTGTGCTTGAATATGCGCTTTCGCGGAATTTTTTGCCTACAAGTTCACTCAAGCTCTCTTTCACATCGTTGTCTTCTACAAGCCTGTCAATATCATTTTCCTCAACTTAGCTCATATCTACTTATAGCGCTATCCAAACCTTTGATTTGCTGTTCGACAAATGCGCTATTGATGTTCTCCCAATCACCCGTTTTTCGCAAATATGCGTTTATGTCGTAGTAACCGCCGCCGGTATAGTCCCCAATAGCATAATCTTCGGCCTCTGACAAAGATTTTTGCCATTGTGCGTGCTTGCTTCTTTTCTTTGCGAGCAGTCCTCTTTCTTCCCCATCGTAATAGAAAAAGTCATTTGCCGCATCGCCCGTGTCAAACTGCCTATACTCCGCAGGCTCTGTTTTTTCTTTAATTATAGCAGATTTTCCCGCATTTACAACTTGCGCTGTGTCTTTTTTCCACCCCACCCATTCCGCATAGGTCATGTTCGAGACAACCTCTGTTTGCCCCGTATCGGCGTTTCTGGCGCGTCTCTGCGCAGTAGAGGTATCTACGCCCTCCACGGCGGCGATCAGCGTGCAGCGGCAGTTATATATCTCCCACGGTGGCCCTTGCGGGTCGCCGGGAAAGCGGCAACCGTTAGAAAACTTCTTGTCCTGCGCCACTTGTTCGCCGTCAAGCATAGCATGAGAGTGTCGTGTACGCGCGTCCAGCGTGGCCAACCATTCTTTTTTGAGCTTAATGCCCATCTTCTGCGCCGCCGCGTAGCTGTCCATGCGTCCGGCGTTCTGCGCGCCGGTGGCGGCAGTTCTGGCCGTGCGGATAGCGCTATCGCGGCTCATGGTGGTGATGCGCCGCTGCAAATCATCCGCCATGTGCTTGATGCTCTTTCCCTGCAAGATGGAGCTGGTGACGCTCTTAGTGATTTGCTTTTTGCCATACGCGAGGTCGATACCGCGCTTTAAGGCGCGTTTCGGCGGGTAGTATGGCATTAAGTCCGGCTGCTCCACGATCAAACGCTTGACCGTCTGCTCGTCCCACAGGTCAAAGCCGACGTTGCCCGCGACCTGTTCGATGGTGTACGCAGAATAGTTGCGGTTGAGGGAGTAGATACCGGGCGTTGCGTCATTGGTGTAAGACACCGCCACGGCGTTTGCATCGGTCACGCGGTGTGCCACCTTGTCGCGCATGGCTTGATAGCGTTCCCCGCGCCCGATCTGATTCAGCCGCCATTGCTTATAGTCGGCCTCTGTCCATTCCTTACCGTTCTGCACGGTGCCAATCAGCGCTTTCATTTCCTCGTCGCGCTTGGCGAACTGCTCAAAATATGCATCGATGGTCGCCTGCAGCTCTTTCCCGGCCTCACGGTACAGTTTTGCAATGCGCCGTTCCAGCTTTGCAAGTTCCTTGTCGGTCAGTTGATGCCCAAGATCACTGGTCGCCATCGTCAATCACCGGCTCAGTCAAATCGATCACCTCTGCTGCCTTCCGCTTTGCCATGTCCTCGTACTGGTCAATGTCGCCGTTGATGGTCAATAGCTTCCTCGTGATATATTCGTCATCGTAATACGCCGCGCCCAGAAGAATGTTCTGCGTTTCCTCGCTCTTGTTGATAATCTGATTGCGCGTGTAACTCGGCTGATCCTCAATGCCTGCCAGCCGCAGGATTTCCACAATAAACCGCGTGACCTCGGATTCGAACTTGTCCGTTTTCAAATCCAGCGGCGCATAGCTTGCCTTGATCGCGGTCGCCGTCTGGTTCCCTGCAGATACCGCCGCAGCGTCAAAGCACTGGAAATCCTCGTAGAGTTTCTTTTTCAGCATGTCAATGGTACTGCTTGTGCCCTCATACGGCGCCTCGATGGTCTTACTCTCCACCTTCGCGCCATCATCGCCGTTGGCGTGGGCAACATGGGTGGTTTTCAAGCGCTCCACAAATTTCGCATCGTCCAGATCGTCCATGCCGTTGCAGTTAGATAGGACCCAATAGATCAGATTGCCCTCATCTACATTGTTTACCATGTTCGAGGACGCAAGATCGAGCGCGTCAATGGTGTTGCGCTTGCCGACGATCTCGGATAGACACCGCTTATTGTTTTTCAGCGGCACGATGGGAAAACTCGGATAGTTCCCGCCGTCATAGATTTCCGTTTCGCCGACTTCGGCTTTGCGGATAACGAGCTTATAGCTGCGCTTTTCCTGCAATACTCTCATATCTTTGTTCTTCGGCTGGAAATACTCGGTAAAGCCGTCGATCTCATACAGCGTCGCTCTCAGAGGCTTATCCTGCGCCACCTGCCAGAACCGGATACCGGCTTTCATCGCGCCGTCCTCCTCATCATAGAGGGGAACGAACTCAAGCAGGGAGAACACCCGCAAATGCGTCAGGTCCCAGAAACCGAAGGAAACGCCCGCGATTTTCGCCTCACGCGCCGCATCCATGACTTCCTGATCAAAGTCTGGGCATAGTTTGTTCGGCGTTTCCTTCTCCGCAAAGGTCACGCCGTTGCCAAGCAGATACGAGACCTCTTGATCCACCGCCATCCCAAAGAACCGGCTGGCCAGCTTATGGTTTGCCGTCCACATATCCGTATGGCTGCGGCCCTGCATATCATAGATAATCTTCTCATAGCGGTTGATTGTTGGATTTAGACCGTTATAGTATTCCTCCGCATCCGCCGCCGTTTTATACGCCGTGCTCTCGCGGTGCTCATTGATCGCGCTGCGGATAAACTCAATGCGCGCCTGCTCGTTTTCGCCAACCGCCACGAGGTCGTTATATGTTTTGATAGCCGCTCACCGTCCTATCTGTTCCAAATGGGGGTATAATCGCTCTTGCCCTTTTGACCGGGCATCCTCCATATCGATTCCGTCGCATATCGGCACGCATCAATATGGTGGTTATTTGCGTCAGGATAACCGCTGATAATCTCTCCATCGCGGTTCCTTTCGTACTCATAGGAAATAAATTCTTCTGCCGTTTTGGGGCATCTCGTGCGGTCAATTACAATGCTTGATAATCCCTGCAACCACTGCATAGAGCGATCAATACTTCCCGGCCCTTTTCTTGCGCTAATGCAGCGTAAGCCGAATTTTTGATAGTCCGCAACGCTCTTAGGCTCTGCGCCGTCTGCTGTGATGAGGTCATCGCGGGTCAGGCCATAATCAAGCAACATATCAGCCGTTTCTTTGTTCCTCTTTTTGTTTGCGGTCATTTCCGCAAAAATGTATAACGTGCGTCTTGCAGCGTCGTAATAGCAACGGTTGAATGCCCACGGGTCGGGGAAATATCCCCAGTCAACACCGTTATAAATGCGGTCGAACTGCGACATTTCCTCGTCGGTGATTTCTCGCAGCTCCAGATTGTCAAACACGTTGCCGCCCGTTCCGACCGGAATGCCGAGGTATTCGTGCTGATACGCACGCTCGTCCGTGACCTTGAGATGTTCCGCCTCCGCTAAAAACTGTTCTCCCAGCCACTCTGGCGGTGCTTCAAGATACGTTGACTTGTGGCAAAAGCGGTCGGCGCGTTCCTCCAAACTGTCCTTGTTCGCCCAGTTGTCACGCGAAATCGGCGGGTTGTAGCTCTCAAAATTCCAAAACACCGAGCCGCCGCGCATGGTCGACTGCAAAATGTTTCGGATTTCCGCGCGCCCGGCAAACTGATCTTTTTCCTCAAAGTGCGTCACGGCGATATAGCCAAACGGGACTTTGATAGACTTGATCTTCATGGGATCGTCAGCGCCCCGGAACATGATCTTCTGCCCGGTAGGCTTGTAGATCAGCTCCATTGGGGAGACTTTGGCTTCCCAGTACGCAGCCATGCCCAGTTCACCGATTGCCCAGATATACTGGGCATAGACGCTATCGCGGATTGTGTTTGCCACCTTGCGCAGCACGAGCGCGTGCGTTCCCGGATTGCCGACCAGCAAAAGCGGAACGATAATTGATACCGTGGACGATTTCAACGAACCGCGCCCGCCGCTGAAATCGTAGTGCGTGTGTCCATGATGGAAAATGTCGTGTGCAATGCCATAAAACGCAGGGCCGATTTTCTCTGACAGAAGAATATCAGACATCGATTACCACCCGAATTGCATCGCCCACGTTTGGCTTTAGTTCCGCAGCCGCAAGCCTCTTTGCGAGGCTGTCAGCAGCCTTTAGCCGATCTGTCAGCGATGAATCTAATCCAAACTGGTCTTTTACCTCGCCGCGCATCACAGCGGTGTAAAATTTTAAGATTTCATTCGAATCCGCAACCAAAGTTGCGTCCTGCTCATCAATCCGTTTTCGGATATAAGCGGCTATTTGAGGTTTCTTTAAGTTTTCAGCTCCAATCGCTCCCGCTGTCTTTTTGCTGTATCCAGCAGCAACCGCAGAAGCCGATGCATTTGCCGTTTTAATATACTCCTCGCAAAATCGTTTCTGCTTTTGCGTAAGCGCCACATCAACCACCACCATACATGCCAGCCAGACATTTTACAACCTCGGCAAGCTGATATGTTTCAAGGATGGTCGTATTCTTATTTCTGCCAGCAATTTTCTCAGTTTTGATAAGAATGTACTTTGTTACCATCCTTTCACTTTTTTCGGAGTACGTTTGTACTTGATTGATTTTGATATAAACGCCTTCATGGCAAAGCGCCGTTTGTAGTTTTGCGGCTATGCCGCGCAGATTTGCCATAATGCATTCTCCTTTTGGTGCGGCGAGACAGACGCCACACGTCCGCAGCGTTGTCAAATTATTTTTGCTACCAGCCCCCGACCCTTGGCCTTACATAGCAGACTTTACCCGCCCCGAAGGGCTACAACGACGCCCACAATGGGCGTTATCCTTTTCACAGGGTCCCGGCATTGCGCTCTGTTTGAATTGCTTACACAGCGGCCTAATCATACGATTGCCGCCACCACGCCACATCCATTAAACGCCTCGGCACTCGCGCAGAGTGCAGCAATGCCGGTATCCCACGGAACTTTCAGCCCTGCGCCGGTATGTCGGTCGTATCCGTTTCTTCATTCATAGCCGGAGCCAGCCAAATAATGATTATTCGGCCTGCCGCTTTCATACAGCGCACAGGCAAGCCCCTTGTAGCGGTCTTACCCTTCCGTGCCGCAATGCGGTAGCATACATCTGGTACGGCATTGCAGTCCTGCCCTGCTTTAGCACTTCAGGGAAAGTCCCCGTCACTCGCTGTGGTCTCCCCTTACGGGGCACCTATGCCGCATATGTCCCCGCTGGGCCACATCGTTGAGAGGTGCGCGGGGTCCTGTGCCGCACGAGAGTTGCGACCTCTCGGCCCTGATCGTGGGCTGCATCGCGCGTGCGGCATGTCGCGGGGGCGGTGTGAAAAGATGAAAAGCACCGCGCCCCCGCTATGGCGCAGGAGGTAAACGCCATAAATGAGAGAACCGCAAAGGCTTTTACACCTCTGCGGCTTTATTCTCCCATAATTGCAATGCCCTGACTCACTTATAAGTGAGTTTTGCAAAAAATTTTTATAAACTTTTTGGGTAGTCCGATCTGCCAAGAAGGTAGTCAATCGACACGCCGAAATAATCAGCAATGCTTATTAGCGCGTCCATCGATGGTTTCTGCGTCCCCATCTCGTAGCGTTTGATCGTGTTGCGATTCAGCCCGCACAGCTCGGACAGCACGCAGCGCTTTAGCTGATGGCGTTCGCGCAATCTGCGCAGCCGGTCAGGAAACGTGCTCATCGCATCACCTCAATCATCTCCCATGCTGTCGATCAGCCTGTCAAGATAGAATCTCGCCTTTCGCAGATCTTCCTTGCCGTTTTTCAGCGGCCAGCGCCACATGTACTTGAGCACCTGTCCCGTCAGCCATGCTTGCATCGGGTCTTTCTGGCACGTCAATGCGGCCGCAATGGCGTCGATGCACTCGACCCCTCCCGCCGTGTAATGCGCGGGGTGATTTACATTGTCATGCTCGATGCACGGACTATTGACAGGTGCGCCCCCTCCCGGCGGTGTACTCCATTTAAACGGATCGTTACTCATGGCGCACCATCTTTCTCTTGACCCACGCCCACAGGTTACGCCACGGGTGGTTTTTTGCACGCCACTCTTCAAGCGCAGCGGTCTTGTATCTCTCGACCATTGCATCGTATTCCCGCTTATGGTATTCCGCAAACGAGGTCTGCTGCGCTGCGTCTGCATTCGCCCGCCCAAGCGCCGCCTCAGTATCAGCGAGCTTGTTTCGCAGCGCATCCGCGTCCGCTTTCAGCTTCTCGATCTCGTTGTCCTTGTTGATGGCCTCGCCGTTCATCTGGTCAATCTGCTCGGTCAGTGCAACGTTCTTTCGCTGCATCGCCGCCTTTAGGTTCGCATACTCGGCGATCAGATCATTCTTCTCGTCGATGCAGTTTTTCAGCTCGACGACTTCTGCTTCAATCGCCGCAGTCTTCTCCTGCGCTTCCTCCACCATCTTCTCCATCTGGTCTTTGGTGTACTTCTTGATGTTCATTTTCGTTCTCCCTTCATTTTGATTTGCTCGTATTTTCGGTCGCTCACGATGCTCACGACCTTGCAGTCGCCGTATCGCTCAATGTCCATGGCGATGCGCTCCTTGATGCCCTGCGCGTCAGCGGCGGGGACGTTGGCTTTAATCGTGATCGTCAGCATATACATTCCCTTTCACATGCTCTTTCCACCACAGATATTCTTTGCGCTCTCGTCGATATTCAAAAATCAGGCTTTCCGCCTTGCAGATATCGCGGAATCTGTTGCTTGCTGCAATCCACGCGATATCAGCCAACCACCAGAAAAAGCATAACGCCGCAAGAACCGCTGCAATGCCGCCGATCGCTACAAAGAACATTCCAACACCTTCAACAAAAGCTTCCATTCGTTACCCCTCCTTCGGCTCTCCGTAGCTGCAAAAATCGTCCGGCTCTACACACACCGCATCGCCGGAATACCCACGTTCGGTCTCTTTCGGTTCGGTGTGCAAATAGCACAGCCCGTTCGGGTGGTTGCGATAGTACTTGCAGTCTTTGCACCGCGTCACGACCTCCGGAAAGGCATTGCTGTCTCTCAGTCTTTTCGCCACAAAGGTTGCCCCGCAATTCTCCGCGAAGGCGGCGGCCGTATCAGCGTAGATTAAGCGCATCGCTGTCACCTCCGTCCATCTTCGCGCCGCAGTTGGGGCAGTAGTTAGGGAGCCAATAGTCCCACTTCGTTGCGTCCAGTCCTTCCGTTGACTTCTCTCCGCATACTGAGCAAGTTTCGTCTGCGTTCCACCGCCCATACACCACCGGCTCAACGTCAGCGGCTGGGGCTTTCCAGATAGGACAACTTTCTTTGTCGCAATACTCGTTACTGCACCGGCAGTGCTTTTCGCAGTATTCTTCGCGATCAATGTACTCAGCCATTTTCAGCCTGCCTTCCTCGGGCCTATTCTTGGATAGAATAGACCTGTTCTAATTGCGTGTTTCATATTCTCGCTCCTTGTACACCATTCAAGATTTGACGCAGAGTTATTTTGTTTGTTTCCGTCTTTGTGATTCACATCGGTTTCTTCTGGTAACGGATCCCCAATAAAATGTTCTGCCACCAATCTATGCAAACGAAATACCGTCTTTTTGCAATGGACAGTTAGCGTTACATAGCTATATCCTCTCGTATTCACCCACGGTTTTAAATTTTTGCACCGCACACTTCCGTTTACGGGGGCAATCCTACGAACATTCCCAAAACTGGACACCTGATACCACCCCTCAAACCCTTTAATATCTTTCCATACTTCGTTTTTCATCGAAAGCCCTCCTGTTCCATGCCTCTTTAGCATTTTGGGGCGTATACGTAAGTCCTGACGTTGCACAACACCTAATGCACACGGCATTATACGCCCAACGTCGACCTTGCGTGTCCTCCACTGCATCCGGGTCGACGCTTATGGCCGCTTCACCGCCGCAGAACGGGCAGGGTTTTAATTCAAACATCTTCTGTCACCTTCCCGATGTACTCGCAATACGCCCTTTCGAGCCGCGCGCCCGCGCTGTCTTTTGCGCTCGGCAGGAAAACAACGATATCTGCAACGTCGATCATGGCAAAGCAAATTCGCATGTAATCTGCCGGTGCCATACCCTCCGGCAGTGCAGCGGGGTTAATCGGGATGTCTCCCCGCTTATACAGTTCCGCTTCCACTTTGTGGAAATGATAATGATACCCCGGGTCGCCGGTGATTTTACCGGCTATGTAGACTTTCATGCCTTTTCTCCTTCCTTCGCCGCCTCCACATAGCACCAGCTTTGCGGTGCTTTAGTAATCGCCGCTGGAATCATGCAATTTTCATCATAGATACAGGCTGTGCTTTCGTACCCGCTTTTGCTGCATGATTTGCATTTTTTCCAAGTGTGAAATTCTATCAGCTCCTTCGGCGCATCGTAGATTTTCAGTTCGGAGATATGCCAGCCGTAACCGACATTTTCGCCGAGGTAGTTTCCGAACTCTTCTGAGGTTAAGCAAGTATCTTTGAGCCGATTGTCGAGCTGCTTCCCGCTATCGTCCCAGAATCCGCAGATGTTCACACGGGTAATTGCGTCGCAGATAAACTCCCCGATGACCTTGCCGCCGCCGTAAAACTGTGGCCTTGGATAGTCCGTCGCAATGAAGTCCTCGTGCGGATATTTTGGCAGCGTGCAGTAGATATAGCACTTAAACGGCGTGT